GTGCGCGATGGTGTCGCAGACTGGCTTGGCGTTGACGATGGCCACAAAGGTTTGGATTGGCAATACAGCCAGCGCAAAGATGGACCCAAAGTCTATGCGGTTGAAATTGAAGTGATAGCATGATGGCGGCATTGCAGTTGCCACTTTGGGGGAAAGCGTTGTGTAAGTACCCCGCTTTTTTGGTTAATCAGAATACGGGGAAATGTCGGGGTGGGCGATTTTCGGCGACAATTTTTCCAATTACGCGCGCGCGCACGGGGCAGGCATGAAAACTTTGGCAGAAAAAACAACCAAAACAGGCGCCATTATGGGCAGGCCGGTGGAGTTTCCCATCGAAAGTCCAGTGTGGCAGCAAATCATTGATGAAATTGCTGGCGGTAAAAGCCTGTCTGGTGCCTTGCGCTTGGAAGGAATGCCCAGCTATGGTTTGGCCAAGCTAATGATCCGAACTAACCCAGAATACAAGGAAGCCTACGAAAAGGCCGTAGAAGACCGCGCAGACCGTTTGGCAGAGGAGATTGTCGAACTGGCTGATATGGTGCCTCCAGACGGCTTAGAAGGTACTGCAATGAGCGCCTGGGTGAATCAAAAGCGCCTGCAGGTCGATGCTCGCAAATGGGTGGCCAGCAAGCTCAAGCCGCGGACATATGGTGACCGGCTCGATGTTAGCGTCAGCGATAACAGGATCAGCGTCATTCAGGCGTTGGAGCAGGCGCAGGCTCGAGTGCAAATTGGTATGGCAAAAACAGACGATATCGTTGATGTAGAACCTAAGTAATATGTGGATATCTTATTGCTGTAAGTTGTTGATCTATATGCTCTCTTACAGTTTGCTTACAAAAACAGTTTAACACGATGATTATTATGTTAACTCAACTGTGGATAACTAATGGCAATATGACCAACAAACAGGCATATTGCAGTTATCCACAGGGCGCTGTGTCTAACCATCGACAGATTGAGTCAAAATCCTGTGGATAACTTTGCGGATGTGCCAGCTGGTGCCCATGGCCACCCTGCCAATTTTTCGGGCGGGGGGGGGTAGGGCCGGCGGGAAAGGGCGCCGGAACGGGTGCCCCCGCACACAATTTTTTATTTTTTTAATGTATATTTAGCCCATGCCGATTTACAACAACGCCCTCACCCAGCGCCCAGCCAATCGATTGGCTTACCAAGAATCTATTGGCCCTGTGCCGCGCAATGAGTATTTGGGTGCGTTGGCTGATTTCTTAGCGCAGAGTTATTCGCCTGAACGCACACAGCAGATGCAGGGTGTATCTAGGTTTTTATCGGTTCCTGCAATTAGCGAGACATTAGACCGGCTTTCTTATGACGAGCCATTGACAACTGGTGCTGGTGGTTTGGGAGGGACTACACGCATCAGGCCCGAGGCGTTGGAAGCTGCTATGGCGGTAGCACCTACAGCAAAGCCTGTGACTATGGCGACATTGCAGGCGGCAAGAGCTGCGAGACAGGCGGCGTTAGCTGGTGGCCGAGCTGGTGAGCGTTACGCTGAGAGGGTGTTGCCAGGCATCATGGAACGTGGTGGGCTTGGTGCTGACATTTTGCAGGGTATGGCTAGTCAACCATCAAGGGTTTTGCCTCAAGCTGGTCGCAGTGGCTATGGTCAATTTGATCCTCGCTATGACCCAAGAGTTTTAGAGCAGGCCAGAATGCAGGCAATGACACGCAATATTCAATTAAACCCTAATGCACAAAATGCCCCAACAGTTTCTTTGGCCGACTTTGAGGGTCGCCCTTTTATTACAAGTATGTCAGACCGTACTGCTGCGGGTGGCAACTTAATTGGCATTGACAACGTGCAATTTAATCGCCCTGTTGAGTTGCGTGGTGGTCAAGATTTCATGTTTAACAATCCTGGCTTAGTTTGGTCATCGGGTCAGGGGCCAGCTAAAGCGTTGATGAAATATGCGGATGAAGTTAAGGATGTAACTGGACAAAATCCAATTTACTTGCCTTACCGTATGGCTCCTACTGGTGGTGACTTTGCCCAAATGACGGGCGAAACGATGTTGTCCTACGCTGATGCATCAATGGGCAAGATGCAGAAAAAAAGGTTTGACAGGGCTATCAAGGAATTTATTCCTGATTGGGCTGGTGTGTCTGATCCAGCAAGTGTTAAGCAATTTAGAGAATTGCCTGATTCAAAGCGTAAAGCTATGAAAAATATGATGGATACGCAATTTAGAAATGAAGGCGGTTTAAATATTGGTGGCGCACGGTTGTCGGTGTCTGACCCTGCTCAATTGGCAGCGCAAGAAGGTGGTGTGCAGAATGTGGGTGAGATATTTGCCGGCAGACCAATTCTTCAATCTACACATCCAGCTTATCCAGGCGGTGTGCAAGGCCAAGGTATTGGCACTTTGTCGCAAGACCACAATATTTTTGAATTGTTGCCTGGCGTAGTAAAGGCAAGAAAGATTGCCGACCCACAAAATCCTAGTCCTGCTGATCTAAGGGCAATGCAGATGCGCCCTTACGCTGGCGTGATTACTAATCAGTTGCTTAAGCGCCTTGGTTACTAAACAAGAACTTTGGATCAAATTTGCTTGCAAACTTTTCACTGTACCGATCAGCCAAGAATTTTCTAACTGATTCTTCAGTAACCGACTCTATGCCGCTAACAACACAGCGAGTTTCATGCAGGCCAAGAGCTTCAAGCATTTTGGCTGTCATCTTGACTTCAGTGTTGACAATTGGGGATAGGGTCATGATGTCATTTTACTCCTTAAAGGCTTAGATGCAAACCACAATCTACAAATCCGAAGAAGAGCAAAAGCTGATGGTGGAGCTTTGGTCACCGGCCATAGCTGATGATCCGGAGGCTTTTGTGCTTTTTGCTTTTCCTTGGGGTCAGAAGAATACGCCGCTGGAGAAGTTCACCGGCCCACGCAAATGGCAGAGGGAAGTCCTACGCGACATTACCACCCACATCAAAAAGCAAAAGGGTTTGATTGACTATGACACCATCCGCATGGCCGTGTCATCTGGCCGTGGTATTGGCAAAAGCGCCTTAGTCTCTTGGCTTATCTTGTGGATGTTGACCACCCGCATTGGTGGAAGTGTTGTTGTTTCTGCCAACAGCGAGAACCAGCTGCGATCGGTGACATGGGCCGAGCTGACCAAGTGGGCGGCCATGCTCATCAATAGCCATTGGTGGGAAATAAGTGCTACCAAACTGGTGCCAGCGCAATGGTTGACTGAGCTTGTGGAGCGTGACTTGCGTAAGGGTACGCGGTATTGGGCTTGCGAGGGTAAATTGTGGAGTGCTGAGAACCCTGATTCTTACGCTGGTGTGCACAATCAAGACGGCATGATGCTGATTTTTGATGAATCCAGTGGTATTCCCAACCCAATTTGGGAGGTTGGCGCTGGATTCTTTACAGAAAACACGCCGGACAGGTACTGGTTTGCATTTTCCAACCCACGGCGCAATGAGGGCTACTTTTTTGAGTGTTTTCACGCCAAACGGGACTTTTGGACATCTCGGATTGTGGACGCCAGGACGGTTGAAGACACTGACAAGTCGGTCTATGAGCAGATTATTGCTGAATATGGCGAGGACAGCAGCCAGGCCAAGGTTGAGGTGTATGGCGAGTTTCCATCAGCTGGTGAGGATCAATTTATCAGCCCTTTGATTGTGGATGATGCGATGAAGAGGGCGAGATACAAGGATTTGACGGCGCCTATTGTTTTGGGGGTTGACCCAGCAAGGGGTGGCGCAGATTCAACGGTGATTGTGGTGAGGCAGGGTAGGGATATTGTGGCCATCAAGCGGTACAAGGGCGAAGACACGATGGAGATTGTTGGACGGGTGATTGATGCCATTGAGGAATACAAACCAACCTTGACTGTGATTGATGAGGGTGGTTTGGGGTATGGCATTCTTGACCGGCTGACAGAGCAGAGGTACAAGGTCCGAGGTGTTAACTTTGGCGGCAAGGCCAAGCACTCGCAAGCTTTTGGAAATAAGCGAGCAGAGATGTGGAACGATATGCGGAACTGGTTGAAATCTGCTAGTATCCCGTCAGATCGGCAATTGAAGGCTGATTTCACTGGTCCAACAAAGAAGCCAAATTCTTCTGGGACTATATTTTTGGAAGGCAAGAAAGAGATGCGAGCAAGAGGTTTAGCTTCACCGGATGCAGCTGATGCACTTGCAGTGACTTTTGCTTTTCCTGTGGCGCACAGAGAATACAAGGAGCCTGCAATGAGGCGAGCTTCTTCTCAAAGCGCAGTTACAACTGGATGGATGGGAAGTTAAATGGCAAAGAAAAATGTTTCTTTGTCAGTAGGTCGAGGCGAGAAGTTGCCAGTGTCCAAGGGCGCTGGTTTGACTGCCAAAGGGCGCGAGAAGTACAATGCGGCAACTGGCTCTAACCTTAAAGCGCCAGCACCTAACCCTAAGACCAAGGCAGACCAAGGCCGTAAAGATTCATTTTGTGCAAGAATGGGCGCTGTAGCGGCCAACGCCAAAGACGGCGAACGCGCTAAAGCAGCTCTTAAACGATGGAAGTGTT